TTAATCGTACCTACATATTGCCAATCTGTTAAAGGTTCTGGTGCTAAATTAATTACCATTACAAATGCAAACTCAATCATGATTTACTCCTTAAAGTTTCCTTTAGTTATAATCTTTCCTGTTAATTCGTGTGCAATATTAAAATCTTTCTTATTATAATTCATTATAAATTTGTAACCCTCATATATAAACTGATGTTCTTTCCATGTTTCTTTATTCTTTTTCAGTGCTTCCTTACCCTTCGCCATCTTTCTCACTCCAATATACATTTAGTATTGTTTCACACTTTGGGCAACTATACTGACTCCACATTAAGTATTGACTATCATCTTCGTCATCATTATCCCAATCATTTCCCCATTTCATTTCTACATCCTTACATTTAGGACAACTGATATTCATTTCTTCTCCTTACAAAAACCTTTAGCATTAAACTCTCCAATATCTGACTTAACGCTACACCACCACTTACTATCAGAATGTATCTTTGCACTTTTCTTACAAACATTACATTTAGGATTATTTATTTTTATCGGTCTTACAAATGCCATGATTTTCCTTTATGTCATACCAATTAAAAGAGCAATACCATTTCTTGTCACTATCCATAAACATAGCATCACGACCACACTTATGACAAACAAACTTATCTCCGTATAAAAACACTTCTTGTTTGTTAGTTTTCGTCATGCAATTCGTCATCTATCCATTCATCTTGCTTGGCTTTAACTTCTAATAACTTTAATTCTGTTTGATGAACTTTAATCATTTGTTCAAGATACCATATTGCTTTCTTACAGTCATCTATCTTATCAGTCAGCTTCTCTGATTTTAAACCCTCTCTACTAATATACTTTAGTGCATTGCCTTTAATGTAGCCATAAAATTCTTCTTTGCTCATCTTGGCTTGCATATATTCTATTGTTTCTATCCCACCTTTTTTGTAATGGTCAGGATTTATTGTGTCACTCATTTTTACTCCTTATAATCATTAGTACAAACTCATACATTGTTCACTCTGTTTAAACTTACTTTGCAATTAAAATAAAGCCCTGATTAACCAACAAGGAACTTAATTATGTGGACAAAACCATCAGCTACTGAAATGAGATTTGGCTTTGAAGTTACAATGTATGTAATGAACAAGTAAAAAAAAGGGGGCGGTTAGCCCCCAATCCCCCTAGTTAAAACGGCACATCTTCTGACACTTGGTCAAAACCTTCTTTAGCTTGTGGAGCAGTTGTATTACTACCCCCCTCATCTTTAAAGAACACTTTGGTGTTACCTAGTATAGCTCCTCTTGTTCCAGCTTCTCTTTCTTCTGCTGTTACTGATTGAGTAACCATACCATTGTTATCATATTGGTCTTTCTCATCTAAATTAACAAATGCGGTTAAGTTTAGATAAGTGCCTTTCTTACCATCAATAAGTTTAGCCTTATCAATCTTTGTTACATCAATACTTGCTGAAATTCCTACTGTTGCCATTAGTTATTCTCCTTAATAAATTTAACTGAATCCATGACCTCTACTGCAAACTCATGAATATCTCTTTCTAGACGACCTATTAAATCATCATCTCTTTCTACTCTTTTGATAAAGAGCTTATAGTCATCAGGGAAGTCAGGGTGATAACAAACAAAGTCACACCACTTCCTACCTGTGCAAGCCATCTGCCACATCATTTGATGAATATATCGTTTCGGAATCACTGCGTTCTGCAATATCTCCGTATGTGTTGTTGCTTGTGGGCATTTAATTTCTATTAGCCCCTCATCTCCTACCATGCCATCAGGGCTAGCCCCTGACATCATAACTGTTGGGTGGTCTACGAAGCCTTCCTCTTTAACATCTACATCTTTAAGAAGCCCTAGCTTTGCTATGTAAGCGTTCCTAGCCTCATCTTCATACTCAACCCCATGCCTCATAGCCTCATTCATAAATATCTTTACAGGCTTTCCTGTCAGTTGCTCGGTAATAAGTTGCGTTCTATATTTTCGTTTATACATACTTTCGCCATTCTTAACCTTAACAATGACATTATCTACATTACTAGCAGTGACCTTACCTACCCTAGCTTGAAACCACTCATCTGTGCGTTGCTCCATGTTTAAACAGCCTTTTTAATTGTTTCTATAAATGGCATACATAGCTTTCTGTCCGCCTCGTTTAAACCATTAAAATATTGTCTAGCCGTAGCTACACCTTGCTCTTTGTATATGTTCTCTATGCGTTCTAGAACATCTCCTTCTGGCAAATCTTCTCCTTGATAGATATACAAACCAATGCCATGCAATGATATAGCTTTTGCTAAACATCTTTGCATAGCTGTGTTGAGTTGCATAGCATTAGGATTCTTAATAGCTTGGTTCTTAAAATCTATAACAGGTAATTGTGCAGTGACATTCTTACCAAACGCTTGGACTGTGCAGAACACCATCATACTGCCATCAGGTAATGTCATAGGGTCTGCATAACCCCATGTTGCTGATTCATCATGTTGCAATAATGTATCTACTGCCCATGCCCATGATAGATAGGTAAACTTACCTTTCTTCTCTGTGTATTTACTAACATCTATCTTTCTTAACTCTGCGTATTTACTCATGACTTACCCCCAAATATTTCATTTATGATTTGTTGTTTGTAGGCAAGTTGAGACATCTGTTCCATCTCTTGATAGTCTTTAGCCATTTCTTGTTGTAGTTGGTCTTGTGATTCTGCTTGCTGAACTGCAAGTGATAATTCTGTTGATTGACTCATGGTATTTCTCCTTTCTTGTTAAAAGTTAATATACTTTACTACTGTTAATTTTGTTTGTCAAACTGTTTATTTAACTTATCAAAACCTTTTGATTTATAAACCCTTCCATCTTTACTTGTTGCTCTATATTCTGCACTTTTAAAAGTGCGTTTAAACTTCTTAATAAACTCATTGGCAGTTAGCATGGTCTCTCCGAAAATCTCTGTTTAAACTTATTAAACCAAAAAGAAAATGTCCCCTCAAACGGATGGTTTCTTTGCTTCTGAACCATTAAGTATGAAGTGCAAGGGTTATCTCCCTCCTCTAATTCCCCTAACATCTTTGCCTGTTCTATATCTTTTCTTCTATGCAAACAGATAATATTGTCCGTCAGATTTCTAATGTGGCTACTACCTAAAATGTGTGAAGCGTCAGGTATCACTGTTTCATCTGCTAATTTTTTAGTATGAGCAACCAAGAACACATGAATGTTAAGGTCTCTTGCAAGGCAACTAATTTTGTTAATAAACTTTTTCTGACTTGCGTAATCATCTTCAGCAATGCTATCAACTTTCATTAAACTGTCTATAACAAAGACATCACAATTATGCACATTTTTCCCAAAGTGTAGACTTGCTACTAAATCATCTTCAGATGTTGTTCCTTGTGCATTAAATAACCACAACTTATTTTTGTATTTATCACAAAACTCCTCAATATGTTGGTCATTAGCTTCCTTGATTCCTGTCTGTTGAATCATTTTTGCTATCTGAATTACAGGTCTCATCTCCATACTAGCTACTAAAACATTTGTATAGGTCATTAAGTTAAGTAATACCTGTGATAAAAAGGTAGTTTTTCCTGACCCTGAACTGCCTGTCAAAATTGTTACCTCTCCTCGTCTTACAAGGAAGTTACTGTCCTCGTCAGTTTTTTGAAAGCCTAAAGAAAACCCAGAGTTTTTTTCATTACGATAATAATTTTTTACATCATCTACTAAATTATCTGTCGTCTTTACTTTAAAATCTGTTTCTTCTTCGTAGAAACCACCCTCTTGCAAAGTTTTTCTGTTGATAGTCAACTGCTCTACAATGCTACCGACATCAGTTTTCATAAAGCACCTCTGATTTGCGTTGGTGATTTAGGATTATCATTCCACCTTTCTTGATTAATGATAACTTCAGGGCTAGGATTAAAACCCTCTAACCACTCTCTTGTTTTTTTCATAGTAGCAGTCCAAGAAATAATTTTTTTTGAAATGTCATCTAGTTTTTTTGATTTCCATTTTTCTAAACAACCTTTCTTATTTACTTTTCTTTTGTCAGGTAACGACTCCCACCATTTTTCAAAATGTTCCGCAGTGCCTTTAACAACTTCTGATTTTAAAACTGTAAGCATTGATTCTTTTTTTAAGTCTTCTTCTGTTACTTCATAGAACCAATTTTTTGCGTTTAAACTAGCATATATTGTTTCTAGTTTTTTCTCATCTTGTCTTAAACGAAAAGCACAAGATTTCATGTCAGGCAATACTCCATTGAATTGCGAAGCTAAATCCCACGCTTCTCTTAAAAACAGTTTTTCTGTCTCCGACAATTCCATGTAGGTATGGTCATTGAGAATATCTCCGCCATACATTTTATACCACGACATTTTATTTTTATGTTTGTAGTGTTGGAACTTGTCCCAATTTTTTATTTTAAACATTATTTTTCCTTTTTATGTTTAAACAGATTTAGTTAAATACTCCTGAATTTCATACTGTCTTAATTTTGGTATCTGTTGATTGATAAACCATTTTGAAACCGCTTGTCTACTGATTTGTAATTTGTCTGCAATGTCAGATTGATTCCTAAAATTTTCTAGCAGATATTCAAATGTAATTTTTTCCATTTATAACTCCTCGTTAATTAATTGAGATGTCATCTTATGATGAACAAAAAAGATTGTCAAGTAAAGTCTGAAATATAAACATCAGCAGACCCTATATATATTATTTTCTAATCTTATCTTATCTGTTATAGAGGTTGTCTAGAACTTGTCTAGAGGTTGTCTAGAGCTTGTCTATAATTTATTAAAAAAAAGGGTTGACATTTATTTATATAATATGTCACTATGTATTTACATTAATAAAAGGAGAGCAAAAATGAAAGATTATGAATATGAAGTAATTGGTTACTTGTTAGCAAAAGTTGACCAAGAAACAGGTGAAGAAGTATTAAACAGACATGGTGATGTAAAGTTGTTTAAACACCTAGACGATACGATTGATGTTCTAGGATTTTCAGAAGAATCAGTAGAGGAGATAAAACAATGAATATAATTAATTACAAAGAAAAAGGTTGCCCACAATGCAATACTGAATATCAATGTTTTGATTGTGAGTGTTTTGAAATGCAATGGTTAAAAGGTTATACCTTGCAAGATAATCTAACATGGGAAAAGGAGAGTTAAGATGAGTAATTATGACTACGATATAGATGTCAATATACCAACAACAGTAAGATTGGATAATGGCAATGTTTTAGATTTAAAATTAAATAGCAGTATTTTAAGTGACTCAACATTAGATAAAGTTTTTCAAGACATAGATGATTTTTTAGAAAATGAATTTCAAGGGGGGATTAACTAATGCGAACGATTAACGGCTACAAAGTAATTCTTGAATACACATGGAGTGATGGCGAAACTGATAGAGATGATATATCACATATGGAAGATATATCACCTAGAATGATGGAAGCTTTGCTAGATGACATTGAATTTAATAACGGAGAGGGAGATGGCGAACATGATTAATTTTTTAATGGAAGATAAAGAGGTAGAAATTTTTATGAGATTTAAGGCATGGAAAATGAATCTGATTGATAAGTGGGAAGTTTATCCATTTTGTTATGAATACATAAAAAACAATTTAGTATCAAAATCATTTGTTGTTGACACTGCAAAAGAAATATGCGATATTAAATCTGAAGTCGTTGACATGAGATTAGACGACATATCTAAAATGTAAAAAGGAGTGTTTAAACATGGATAGAAAAGACGAAGATTGGATTAATCCTGATGAACCAAAGATGGGTTATAACGGAAAGTTTTTTGAATTAGATGGTGATGAAATAGAAATTGAAGTGGAGTTAGAAGATGATGACTCTTAATGATGAAATTTTAGAAAATTTATATGATGAAGTTTATCAAGAAATTTTAGATGATGAACATGAAAATAAAGAGAACCCTGATTACAAGGTCTTATCTTTAGAACAAAAAAACGATAAAGCTTATCAGATAACCATGATGAAATTTTTACGTTTAAACAATGTTTAGCTATATTGTTAATGATTCATGGGGTGAGCCACTTAAAGCGTTTAAACATAAGAAAGAAGCCGAGTGGTTCATTATCAACAGACCTGATTGTAAGATTGTAGTAACAGGGTTTAAACAACCGCCAATCAAAAGTGATTATGAGATAGCATTGGAGACTTGTGAGCCATGTTTAATTTAATTGTAATTACTAGTTGACATCATAATAAAAGTATGTAGAATAATAAATGTAGTAAATATTAATTAACAAAAGGAAAATATTATGAGATACGAAATGTTTGAGAACGGAGACACAGTTATATTAAAAAAAGAGTGGGCAGATGAATGGAATCCTATGGAAATGTTCACTGTAAAAAATGCGGATAGTGATGGTTGTTTTATTTCAGATACTTATGGTCGTGGTTGGACTGTTAAACACTATCAAATTCAATTAATACAACAGGACGTTTGGACATGAAAACATATACACTTAAAGAAGTTCTAGCACTGTATGAAGATAACAACGAGTCAGGCTACTATTACGGCTACAAGGGGATAGTTTTAAATGCAATAGATAAGGGTTACTCTATCTCTGTAAACAATGGCGAGGAATGGTCAACAGACAAGTCTACGGACTATATGGAGGTCATTAAAGACATTGAAACTGTTGATGATTGCGACCTGAATTTTTTTGACAAGTCAGACAAGTATGTAGGTTGGGCTAAAATTATTTTATACAACGATTACAACGAGTCGGTCAGCGATTACACCGCTAATGATGAGATGGAGTCATTGATAAATATAGGGGGTAAAGTATCATGCTAAATAAATGGGATAGTTTTTTGACAGAAAAAAGGAAGAAAAGAAACTGTAGTATTTTATTTTTTTTAGTGGGAGTTTTTTCCACGATTATTTGCTATGAATTTTTTTGATTATTTTTTAGTTTTATTTTTTTTAATTTCAAGTTTTAGTTTTTATAGTTTTATTTTTTAAAAAATTATTTTTTCCTTTAATTCCTTTTTGGATTTAATAGTTTTTTAGTAGGGAGTTTAAACACTCCCTATTTTTTTGTTAAAAATCAACTCACTTTATCAAATACATAATATTGTTTAAACGCTCTAATATATCAACTCAAATAACAGAATATATAATAATGTTTAAACGCTCTTTTAGTGATAAGTAAAATAAATCAATAAATACTATCAATTATTATTGACATGATGTTAAAATACCCTTACGCGTGCAAGCGTGTTTACTAACTTTAAAAAGGAAAATTTAAAATGAAACCAGAAAGGAAAAAGTTTATAGATTTGCAAATAAAAAACAAAGAAGATAATAATAAGGTTTTTGATACTTTGCAAGATAACGAGGAGAGAATATATTATTCTATCTATGGTCACAATAAAATGCCTAAAAGCCTTTATGATTTAAGTAAATATAATTGGGCGGATAATAAAACTTTAAAAAGGAAAATTTAAAATGGAATTTGATAAAATCAGCACTTTTAACAAAAAACAATTAATACATACAGCAGATTTAATAAAAGAAGCGGTAAGGCTTGATTGGGACTTATCAGGGTATGGCAGTATTGGTTACAATACTATTCATGGCAATACTTATATATGGTCAGAAAACGAACCATACTCATTATTTATAAGCGACTTCAACGAACCTAAAATTCAAGCGTGTTGGAGTAACCCCGAAGATGGCAATGAGATTTTTATTAATACTGAAAATATGAACGCTCATGAACTTAACCACTGGTCAGATGATAATTATAAAAACGCGAATTTAGGCGGTGAAACTTACAAGTCTGTTGCTGATGAGTGTAGAAACTGCGAGGGTGTTTAAACATGAATTTAAACGATAAAGAAAAATCATTACTTTGCAATATGATTCACGACCATTTATGGAGACAGGAAAATTTTTTTAGAGGGTCAACAGGTGATAAAAATATTTTTCCTAAAATTGAAAAGGACGCTTTAAAATTAAAAAATAAGTTATTAAATAATTTTGATTCACTAGCTAAAAAAAGTTTTTAGTTTTTTAGTTTTATTTTTTAAGCCCTGATTTTTTCGGGGCTTTTTTTTATTTTATTTTTTTGTTTAAACGCTTCTTATTTTTTTATTTTATTTTTCTGTTTAAACATCATTATTTTTTTGTGCCTATTTTTTAAGCAATTTTATTTTTCTGTGGATAAGTTGTGGATTAAATCAATAAAAGTTATCCACAAGCAATATTGTATAAAAATTAAGCAGATGTTAAGCAAATTGCAGTAATGCCTTGAAACGCTCTGATATCAAGGGATTTGAACAGGCTTGCAGAATGGCTCTCTATGGGCTTTTTAAGGTTGACAGAATACCATTACATCAAAGACAGCCTAAATTGTCACAGGGGCTTAAAAAGGCTCTTTAAATTGATTTGCTGATATTGTCTAAAATCAGGTAAAAAAGACAAAAAAACCGCCTTATATATATTAGAAAAAAACTTTAATTAATTGTAAATAATATTTGACACTAAAAAACTAATATGTTTATAATGTCGCAAGTGCTAAAAATGGCACTGTTTAAACTAACTTAAAAAAGGAAACTAAAATGAAACATTTAACAAGCAAGCAATTTGAAAGGCTTCAAAAAACTGCACCAAAAGTAATGATAGATTTTGACTTAAAAAATGATTTGCCGATATATGGTCAAATTAAAATTAAAAGAGCTTATGACGGCAGAACCATTTTGACCTCTGAAAATTCAGAAAATGACATCTTATTCACTGAAGATGGCATGGTTCAATTCAATCAAAAAACTTTAGATTGGTTGGAAAAAAATAAAGTGAGTTTCACACCTGAACATTATCATATCGTTCTATTACATAAATAAATTAATTTTAAAAAAGGAAAATAAAAAATGGAAAATATAAACAGAGAAACATGGTTAAATTTAATGATAGATAAAAGCGTTCCTTTATTTGATGAAGCTGGTTTCAAAATTTCAGATATCAGAGAAAAATTAAAAGCTTCATGTTCTGTCATGGTCGGAATGAGAAAGTCAAAAAAATTTAATGCAATTGGTCAACACTTACCAACCGAATGGAATAAAAATGCCAATCATGAGTTATTAATAAGCCCCGTTTTAGAAGATGAAATAACTGTTGTTGGGGTTCTCATTCATGAAATGGTTCACGCTATCCAACGGCATTTATATGGCAATGATGTTCAACCGCATGGTAAGGAATTCAGAGCTATAGCCCTTGCGGTGGGCTTGCAAGGTAAAATGACGGCTACCACAGAAAGCCCCGAATTAGTCGAAAAAATAAATAAATGGGTTTCTGAAATTGGCAAATATCCGCATAATAAAGTTAACTTTGATGGCAGAACTAAACAATCTACAAGGCTGTTAAAACTTACTTGCGAACATTGCGGTTTTATTGCTAGGGCTTCAAGTGGTGCTATAAATAACTTTGGTTATCCTAGCCATTGCGGTGATGAAATGATTATTGAATAAGTTTAAATAACCCTAAATAATTAAGCCCCTTTTTACAGGGGCTTTTTTATGTCTGAAATTAATTGCTTAAAAATTAATCATGTGGATTAATTGTGGATAACTTAAAATGATGTTATAATTGATGGCAATTAAGCCTCCAACCTCTTTAATATCAATCTAACTAGACAATCTTAAACGCTTGTATTTACAGGCTTTTAAAGGCTTTGATATATTTAACGGGGATATAAGCGGATAAAGGTATTAATACAGGCTCATAAAGCTATCTATAAGGCTCATTATAAGCCGTTCTATGACATGGTAAGGGGATAGCCTACCTTATGTTATTCAAACGCTTACAAGAGCTTAAAACAAGCCGTTTAAACATTGTGCCTAATATTTAAGCAGATGTTCACAACTGCGAATAGTTATCCACAACCAATCAAACATAACAATATGAATAAATTCAATGATATCAATAACTTACAGGTTCTAGAGCCAGACTTATCCACAGGTAAGGAAGCCTCAAAGCCAGTGATAGCAAGGGATTCGAAGGAATTGCCTAAAAAAAAGGCAGGGAGACCCCGACACCAAGTTTTAGCGACCACCCGAAATGAGGTCTATGAATTATCTAAAGTAGGTACTAGGTATGAAGATATCGCGACAGTGTTAGGATTCTCTG